CCTGAACCTGCTGTGCCACTTACAACACGCAAAGCCTTGTTGTTATGAGTTGTTGATTTAGTCCAACCTGTAGGCGCTGTGGTTTGTGCAAATAGCATAACCGTGCCAGTAGGAAAAGCAGAAGCCGCCGCAGTTGCCGCAGTAGCTTGTTCAGAACCATCGGCAAACACAAACTTAGTTGTGGCTTTTACAATCGGTGCTTCAAACCGAGTAGATGAAAAAACATCGCCCGTGAATGTATCACCCGCTTTGTTAGCAGGCGTATACCCTAATGCCGTTGAAATGTCTGCGTTCTCTAAGTTTGGCACAAAGTTTGTGCCTGTAATTGTTCCAACAGACGCCCAACCTGTATTAGCAGAGTTTCGCATCTTTAAAATGTTTGGCGATACGCCTGTATCCAACCAAAACGAATAAGGCAGTACGCCACCCGTTAGCCCGCTTGGGTCAGTTGAGCCTGAAGCATTGCTCGCTAAGTTGTCTAATGCGTCATTAATGGCGTTGACAAGTGCCAAGCCAGATAATACGCCTGAAGTTTGAATAGTTAATGCACCTTGTGCCATTTTAATACCCCTGTGCGAGCCAATTGACGGTTCTTACAACGCCTGACCCGCCATTAAGAATTTGTACATCAAAACCTGCTAATGTTTCATTGCTGAGAATAATGTCATCACCCGCTTGCGCGTTTACGATTGTAAGTTGTACCGCTGGTACTGTCATACCTGTTGCACCACCGATAAATGATGCAGCGTAAACCACGCTAGAACCTCCAACGTTTGTTGTTACTTGCCCCGTGTCCACTCTATCAGGCACGTCAACGGAAAATATAAAGTCGGTAACAACGGCATTAATTGTGACATCGCTTGTAGAGATTAACACTCGTGCCTTAAAGTATCTCCCATTATAAAAGCCTGGAAGAAAGTTTTGCCATGCTCCAAACACTCCACTTTCACCCGCAATGGCAATTTGTGCTTGTATCGCAATTTGTACACCCAAGGCTGAGTTAAGTATATCGCTTGCCAACAATATGTTTGTAACCTCAAGTATGTTGTCGTCAACCGATACGCCACCACCATTAATGGTAATGCTTAAATTGCAAGGAGTGACTTTTCCTGCGTCTACAATATGCGCCGTTGGAATAGTGTATGAACCACTTGTGCCAATTACCTCACCGTCTAATACAGCTAATTGCAATACGCCAGAACCTGTTACTTCTGCATCGCCACCTAAATCGCCATCCCATAATACAGATTCATCGTATACGGCAACAACGTTCTTTTGTATCGTTGCACCAATTACATCAATGCTTGTTGGGGCATCAGAGTAAATAGAAACACCGCTATTGACATAAACAGCGGCTACCCAATACTTACCATCACCCTGCGCTGTAAATTGCGTCAGAGGCGTTCTACCAAGAACCTTGCCCGATTCCCAAGACGTTCCAAGCCGAACTTCATAAAGTATATTTGGCTGCCTAAAGTCAACAATAGCCACCCAATTTAAAATAATGCGACCACCTAATGCACCATCATAAAGGGTAATAATGTTATCAATATCAGCAGGATTTTGAGTAGATTGTTGACCAAAGATAAAACCAGTTGCGATGACGCTATCGCCAATCAAAACACCGTTAATTGGCAAAATGTCAATTTCAATATCGCCAGATTGCTCAACATTAAACTCTAAAACGTTTGTAAATATTGTGATTTTTGTCCATGAACCGCCGTTTATTCGCCACCGAACGTTTACTCGCTCAACGTTTTTGGCTTGCCAAGTCACAGTCACTAATGAAATAACGTTACCATCACCACCACGGTAAACAAATTCATTAAGGTTTACATTTGAAACAACAGGGATTGGATTTAACAATAAAGTGCTTTGTGGCGGCTCAATAAATACGCCGTCCCAAGCCACATAAAATGCTTCATCTTCGTCAGTTGCTGTAATTCGTACACGGCTTTCTGAAACGGGAACAGTTGAAATTATTTTAACTTTTTTGCCAGGAGTTACTAATGGTGAAAAAAACCAAATGTGGTCAATAAAGTTGTAATCCATATCAAAATCAGGAGGCAAAACTAACAGCAATTCGTCAGATTCTGAAGCCGCAGGCAAAACTTGATAAGTTGTGAGGTCGCCATTTGGCTTTCTAATGGCTAAATATTCAATGTCACCATTGCGTGGCACAGGTCGGCTTAACTTAACTAGTATGTCACCACCGTTCCATTTGTCAAAAGAACCGCCCCAATCAGCGTCAACATCTTCAATATCGTCAACTGCTTCTAAGTTTGTAACCCCTACAATGCGACCTGAGTAACCCCATTGGGTCAAGTCATGCGATAGCAATACAACATCACCACGTTGGCAAACAAAGCCCTCAAAGTCTGATTCCCAAGTAATTCTACGTCTGCGATAGTATTGTTGAGCAGCTAAATAGTTAGCAAACTTACCCGCCATTGTTGCAGATGTGCACCCATATAACTCAATCGTGCTTGAGCGCAACGGGTTTGTCACCTCTGGTATGGTTACTCGCACCTCATCTTGCGCCCAATCTTTTTCAGGGTTGACAAAACTAATAATTATTTCATCAGCTAATTGTTCTGTTAAATATGTGACTTCAAATGAACCTTTGATAATATTTGACATACCAAAAGACGCAACGGGTGATTGGTTTCTACCATCCCATATAACTCCGATTTTTCCAGACCCCCAACTAGGTGAAGCAAAACCACACCTAGCGATAGAAGTTAAAAACTCAGCAGACGTTTGACCACTATCTAAAATTGCATTAAACGTTAAGCCCTCTGTTGCACAAAATGAAGCCCAAGCTGTCAAAGAGTCTAAATCAATTCTTACATCGTCAAAACCGATGCCGTACAACAATTTATTATCAGAGTCGTACCTACCACGGCAAAAATCCATAAACCAATGAGCAGGGTTGCTTGTCTTTTCAAATACCCAAGCCGAGCCATTCCAATAATTTGCCCGTGAATCAGCAATTGCCGACAACTGTTGAATAGAACCACTTAACTGTTCAGAGGCGCGAATAATTAAACCGCGCCTTACTTGTCCGATGTAACTTGCATTATCAAGTTGATAAGTTCTTAGCACATCAAAGACAGTTTTGTTTTGTAACCGTGAGTCTTCGCTATCGGCTGTTGTCCTGCGAATTCTTACATCGTAAGTCCCAACAGTAGGCAATTCAATAAAATAAGTTTGACGTTGTGGCGTTTGAGATGCACCACTTAATGTTTTGGTAATCGTTTCAGACCAAGTTTCAGAACTAGTAAGCTTGTATTCAATCTCAATTGTTGCAGAAGCTGAATCTAATCCGCCTTTATCATTGGCATAATAAAATGTGCCAACTACATCGACACCTAATTGATAAGCATCTGTTGATGACGTGCGCTGTATCCAACTTGCTTCATTTGTGAGCAGTACACCTGAAATTGTATCCACATTCCCTGGAAAGTTATTTAACTTCCCATTAGAATCAGGGTCTACCCATTCATAATCTTGATAATTGGTAATAGATGTAGCACCTATTTTGTAATCAGAATAATCCGCTGATGACAAACCAAAATGAAATATCTGATATAAATATTGATCGTTTCCATGGTATTCGGTGTAAGGTCTAGCGCCGTAATCAGGGAAGAACCGATGGTATCCCATAACAACTGGCATATATTGATACGGTCTTACCGCATTAGAACCGCCCGTTAAACTGTATGTAGGCGATACTGTTTGACCTTGAGAGTTATTAAAATTGTTTGATTGTGGCTTAGGTGCAAATAATGCACCAATTAACAATGAACCACCAACTGAAATAACAGCGCCTGCGGATGCAGCGATGATGGCGCCAGTTGCTAGACTAGTTTCAAATGCACCTGCAAAAAACGCAGCACCTGCTGGGCCAGCAATTACGGCAACCGTAATAGCTAATGCAATAACTGCCACAATTTGCAAAGCGTCTGAATCGCCACCGCCACCACCCTGCACTGAACCATTGACATTTATTATTTGACCGTCAGCGGGGATAACAATATCCCATTCTTTAACAGTTAACATTCTCCCGTCTAACTGAACGGTAATGGGCTGATAAGGGTCTACGTTAGCAGATAACAAAACATCTCTAACGCAAGCTTTGCCATTTGATACGGCAAATATATCTTTTCTGCCTGCCAATGGTGTCATTGGGTGTGGCTGATATATAACGCTTAACGATTTACTTAACTCTGTTTGTTCCACTTGTAATACCCCTCAACAGCCAAAAAGTAACGCGGTAAGTCGCGAATTCTATGCCTAACCACCATTTTAGCGTTTTCCATCGCATGTAACACACATTGTTCGTTATCAACAATGCAATAAACACCGACATGAGATGCTCTGCCTCGGCAATACATTAATACTACATCACCTTCAATAGGTGTGTTTGTTTGGATAGTTGCTTCTTTAGCTAATTGTTCTAATTGCGTGGCGCGTTTTAATCTTGTGTTTTCACGATAAGTTTTGCAAAACTCTGGCAACAACCCATGAAATTCACTTTCTATGACTTCAATGACTAATGCCGCACAATCTGCATCAATAAGTTTGTAAGGCTTACCAATGTATTTGTCTGACCAATGCATTTTAAAACAAGCCAGGGCTATTTGTAGGTCTATATTGAATATTAATAGCAGGTTTTGAAAATAAGTTTTCAAAGCCTAATTCTGCGCTAATTTCCTGCATTGTTGCTTGAACGTTATATAAACTCATTGTTATTTCCCATTCAATTTGGTCTGGTCTTGATCGCATAATCTGCATAAAACGAACCGTAGAGCCATTTCCGCCCGCTGTCGTTTCAATCCAATACATTAACTCACGACCTATATTGTCAACAGCAAGTCTAGCTTTTGGCAATTGATTCTCATAATCATCTGGCAAAATACATCTAAATGGACAAGCGATATAAACATTACCATTGCTTGTTAATTCTTGGGTATCATTAATAATTCTAATTGGTTCGACCAAATCAGGGTGGTCAATTTCAAGCATAATAAAAGGCGCTTCAGGCGCTGAGACTTTGGCAAGTGTTGATTTGTATTCGGGTGAATAAGGTTTTGCCATTACACGCCCCAACTTTCAATTTCACATTGCAAGTGCCATAAGTCCATTGTTGGCGACATAGGTTGAGCAGAATATATACCGCCCACAAAACGCGCCTCAATTAAACTTCCCGACACAGGGTCTGGCATATAAAAAAACAATGCGCCTTGTTGTAAGTCTTCAGCAAACCAAGTTTCAAACGCTAAAAAATCATCTTTATTTTCAATAAATAATTTAACAGCGCGTGTTTTCATAGTGCGTGACTTAACTCTAGCTTGGCGTGGAGGGCCAGTTTCAAAGTCAGTTCTCAAAACACCGCTTTCTTTTTGCTGAACATACCCGTCATACAGGATTTTTACATAACTAGGTAAGGTAGCCATTACATTGTTCTCCGTAAACCAAACGTAGACCCCATTTGTTGAGAAATTTGACCGTTATTCCGTAGGTCTGTTGCAATTACTTTTCTCACAATAACATCTACGCTTAACCCACCTTGATTTTTATTTACTTGAGCCGTTGCTTTATAGCCTTCTGAGCCTGCTTCATTTTTAATATTGATAACGACACCATTGCTTGCTGACGCTGCACTGCCAACGTATCCACCTTCGGCATACCCTTTGTGTAATCTATCTAAATTGCCAATACCAATCTCTTTAGTTCTTTCCGCACTAATAACATATTCGCCACGGTGGACAATGCCTGCGGGCTCGTACTTGCTTCCTGCTCCTGTATATCCACCTGTAGCGTATGGTGAAATTGGATAAGCCACAGCGCCTGCCCCGCCTGCCGTAGAGCCTGAACCAATCATTGATGCACCACTAGGGCTATAACTAATGCTTGAGCCAAATGAGCCACCAATAGCGCCTCCAATAGCACCTGCAATTTGACCAACTAAGCCACCTACTCCGCTCTTGTTACCAAAGTTACCAAACAACAGTTGACCAATTTGTGATGCCATTAAATCGGCTGCCATCTTTAATATCATATCTGCAAATGCTTTGCCAGTATTATCAAAAGTACCTTTTAACGCACTATATAAAGTATTGCCTAAAGTGCTTTCAATATTACGAGCCGCTTGCACGGCAAATTGGCTCATCTGATCAACAGTCTGATTGGCTTGCTTTAAAGCCTCATCTGCCGCTCTCTTTCGCTCTGCATCGTCATCTAAGCGCTGATTGATTTGCGCTCTAAGTTCCACTTCTTTTTGAAACTCAGCTAAGTAATCACGATATGCTGCAGTGCCTTCTTGTAAACCCATTTTCTCAAGATTGCGACTAAAGGTCATAATTTCACGACCTTGGTTTGTCATCTCAATCAATGATGATTCAAATTGATAGTTGGCTATCAGTTCTCGTATTTCTTTATTTACATCACGAACTGATGAAGATGCCTTTGTGCCTGCATTGGAAGTGCCAACTAATGAAGCAACTAACTCTTGCATTTTATTGTTATAAGCCAAGGTTAAACTTTCACCTAAACCTATTTCTAAATTCATACCTTGAGTTAATTTTAAGAATTTTGTTGTTTCATCAAATATTTCTTTCAATATCTTTACTGACTCTGTACGCCTCTCATTTAGATATTTTTCAGTTTCTGCTGTTCTAGCATTAGCTTCCGCTTGATCAGATAATGCTTGAACTTTATCAGGTTGTTGCGCCTCAAGCTTTGCTCTTTCTTTGAGCAATTCATTTAATCTGTTTTCATTGTTAAATAATTGCTCATAAGGGTCAGAAGACAAACCTTCAGTAATTTGTTTGATTTGCTCATTCACTAATTGCAATTGTCTTTCAATAGATTGACCAAACGCTTTATCTAACGCTTTAGCAGTATCATCAATTGCATTTTTAACTGAAGTCCATGCACGAGCAAAAACATTGGCTTGTTCAGCCATAATTGGCGCTCTAGTTGCCATTGTTGCTGACAACTCGTTAATTAACAAGTTAACGGCTTCTGTTTCATTTCCTTGATTAATTAAGGATTGAATGTGACGATACGTTTCGTTAGTCAAAAAGTTGTATTTTTGGCTAAGGTCTTCCAATGCTTTTTGTGGGTCTTTAGCTATTGTTGCAAACTCAGATACAACATCAGATATTGCTTTGCCTGTCACTTTAGACCAAGCAATCGATGCCTCTGCTATTTCTTCATATGACTTACCAATTAAACTGTTTTGTCTAACAATTAAAGCTAACGCTTCAGCGGCTTCTGTTTGAGTTCCTGTTATGTCAGATACACTAGAACTCATTGATTTTAATGCTTCAAAGGACACACCTGCGGCGTTACCTGTCTCTAGTAGCGCATTGTTTAGTTGAGTGGTGATTTCGTTCATTCGAGAATAAGCTAAGTAGGCAACACCAGCCACCGCAGCTAGACCAGACATCACTAACACGGTACGGCTTACTAACGACAACACGCCTTTTAGCACATTGCCAAAACCACCGAATGAATCTCTTAACTGACCACCCTGTTGAATGGCAACAAGGTAAATAGGCATACCAGAAGCCAATGATGTAACCACGTCAGTAATCTGAGCGGGTAACAGTCGCATCGCTTGCCGTGTCTGTTTAGCTGACATCTCGACTGAACGAAAAGATGAACTTGTGTCAAACATCTTATCAATCATTGGTTGGGCTTGTTGCCTAACACCCATTTGTTGCGCTCGATACTCTAATAACTCTTTACGAGTCATATTTAGCGTTAGCGCTTCTTCTTGCAGTTGTTTAATAAAAGCGTGACCAGCACTTGCGGCTTGAATCTTAGCCTGCTCAACTTGACGCAACTCATTTCGCAAGTCTTCAGTTTGTAGGGTAATGCCAGCTTGAGCCGCAGCCCAATCGTAATAATCAGCTTTTGTTTCTGTCGTAAAACGCTTAACAGAACGCGCCATTGAATTAACAGCGCGAGTGTTTTTCTTTTCTGTCTTTTCTGACGTTACGCCAACCGTTTCAATGGCTTTATCAGCCGTACCCATACCTTGCTGAGTGGCTTGACCTGCATCTTTAGCTTGTTTAGCAACCTTATGGAATGCACTTTCTGTGGCTTTTAAGTCTTCTGGTACGGTTGACTCAACGCCAATGCCAACTTTAAGATCGCCAATTTTATTACCTGCCATGTCAACCTCTCAAAATATCTTTCACTTTAGCTGCGACACGCTCGCCTTGTTGCTGATCTATTTCTGGTAGCCAAGGTGGAGGTGAGTCTTGATGACTTGATTTTATCATCTTGAGTAGGTAATGTCTTGACATATCACGCAATGTTTGCGCTTCCCATGGGCATAGCTTGACTTGCATATTTTTTTGCCAAGCGTGCATCTCTTGATGATTGACTGGACTATCACCTGAAGTCGTAGACAAAATGGGGCCAATGGAGAATAAGTATTCAACCATATATTGCATTGAGCAT